GTAATCATTATCTATCTACGAAATACACAGATTTTATATATTATATGATGAGAGATTTTGATAATGCTTATAATATATTAATACATCAACCTTTAAAAATAGGAATGGATATATCAGATATAATAGATTGGGATACATTTATGAATATACAAAAACCTAAAAATGAATTTGAAATAAATAAAAATAATTATATTAATTATTTATCTACTCTTTCATCACACATATATGAATCAAATGACGACGATGATAGAATGATGATCTATCATATATGTTTTTTTGATGCGTTTGGCAACAAAACTATAAAGATAAGAAAACCAATGAATATATTCAATATCAGTTTAGATACTTTAGATAATGAATTAACTCAAGAAGTAATGACTGAAAATATAATTCTTAAGTTTGTTGATTCTATAGATATAATATTATTATATAACCATCGCGAAGTTAAAGATATTGATGATAAAGCTACACAACTCTCAAATGCAATTAAGGATAATTTTTATAAATATATTTTATCACTTAAGGATCCTATAACTTATACGAAAAATCTGCTTAAATTTTGGACTGGTATTGATCAATATAATGAAACATTTAATTACAAAATAAATATATTCCCTGAAATGAATAGTGATCAAGAAAAAAGAAAATTACCAGTATCTCATACATGTTTTAATACAATAGATATACCGCTTTATGATGACTTCAAAGAGTTTACTTATAAACTTAAAACATCAATTGAATACATTCAAGACGCTGATATGGCTGGTGGTAGAATTTTCTCTTTTTAAAAAACGATAATAAGTAGATCAGTTACTTCAAAACTTCTAATTCGAACATGATTGGAGCATGGTCCGATAAACCGCTAGCGCCAGTACGAGAATTGAAAAAATTCTTGAAACGCAACACCCTTCTCGTCGGAATATTAAGGTACTTGGAGTAATTATCAGATATGATAAAATTATCATAACACTTCCCTCCCGACGTGGTGTAGACATTCTCAGAGAGCACTACTTCAAATCCGGCCTTCGTCATCGACATAGTCTCGTCCTTGTTGAATCCGATCCATTTGTTCCAATCCCCTTGCATTATGTGAATTGTGGGAGACTGTCCGGAGTTCACAGCACCTATGTTTGTGAAGCTACGCTTGAAACGATTTTCGGAAGAGAAAATATATCCGCGAATTAAGTTGTAGATTTGCCTGTCGCGCGCTATCCTCCTCTCCCTAGGATTTGATGGTGGCATGTGAATAGATGTCACGACGAAATCTCCTGAAAATTTCTGACAGACCATCCTTTCGTCGCGCAAATGAGCAATAAGAGGCTTGTAGTCGATGTGGGAAAAATCTACTGTTTTAGAATCCACGATAATGATTGGTTTTTTGACAAGCATGATGTGCACCTCGATCGTTCTGCCAGGTCCCGCTGGCTTGGATACGCAATAATCCCATTCGTCGTTTCCGCAATCCTTGATCATCGTGAAAAACCTATCGAATCGTTCTTTGCCAGTGCCCTCGGTGATTGGAAGCATTTCCGTGAGAGTTATTACATCGTGTTTCGAAAACTCAAGACACATCTGTTTCCACAGATCGGGCGATACCTTTTCGTCATCCATCGAAGACAGAGTATGAGCATTCCACGCGACAAAGGATAATCTGTTCGGAACTTCGAAGATGGAAAGATTGTCGGATAGCACATCATCGTTAATTTTGGGATTGTTATTGTCTTCTTCGACGGGCATTACGATTCCCTCCAACACATCGATCTCCTTTTTCACATTGGCTTTCGCCGTCCTGAATTCCCTCGATTCCCTCGCTTGTATGATACCGTCGCACAGATGCCCTCCGCGCCTGATGTCTTTGCAGAAACTGCATTTCTGGAATTCCCTTTGCCTGACCTCGCAATTTTGTAACTTCGTCAGTGCCATTCCCCAATCAGGTATGTTACAGAAGCTCTCGTCGTACCATTCGTCAAATATCTTCCGCAATTCATGCACATTGGCGAGAATGTATCCTATCTGAACCATCATCTCTTCGTCGGATATCCCACTCGAGATGATGTCGCAAATCTCTTCCTTTTTCGCTTTGATTAATTTTACGCGTTCTTGCTTTTCCTCGGGGGTGTTCCCAATCTGTGGCTTGATTACCTTCTTCGGCGTCTCACCCACATCCATCCTTGCTTCCATCGTTCCGATGTGCCTTTGAATTTTCAATTTGAATTTTATTTTGCCGTTTTTCTGTCAGATTTCGTTATTGCAGGGATGCAGGGATTTTTAAAATTCCTCCGGGAAAAATACTTCCGGGAAAATCACAGAGGGTCTTCGCTCCGACGACATTCTCTTCGCATGTGCCAGACACCTGCCGTGCGAAGTAAGTGATATACCTATCACCCTGTCCAGAGAGAAGCATAATACGACAAAATCGCGAAGAATATTCGCAGCTCATGATATGTGAGAATCCAACATAATATCACAATCGTGTTTCCGATGAATCTAATGCGAAGATTCTTCACACTCGCGAAGAATCATACGATCATGTCTATCACATGTATCTATCAACTAACGCAGTTGTGAGATTATCTATGGTTTGTTTGTGATATGGGATGAGAAGAACATTGGCTAAAACATCAATATGAAATTATGATATAGCACATATCAATATTCGGGTCGCAAAAAATGATTTCAAATAGCATATATACCCACTTGAATGCCAAGCGACACACTAATAGATGCTCGCGGATGCCTGCTTAATGACCCTTGTCATTTTTGCGTGATATCTTGACGAAGAGATAGTAAGTAGAAATTTGTCCTATTTTTCTCAATAAAACGAAAAAAATGATTCATTATTTCCAACATATATTATACCCCTCGCGAGTGGTCCAATAGATCACCAGGTAGTTCCGAATTGGAATCCAAATGTCTCATCTGAAGTTACACGATTACCAGAGTGATGCGGTGACTTGGTGCGCAGAAAAGGAAGCTACATGTGCCATCCTCGCATACGATATGGGACTAGGAAAGACTGTTGTATCGTGCGCTTTGATGGTTCAGAAACCTATCAAGACTATGATTATGGTACCCACGTGCCTATTAGAGCAATGGGAAAAGGAAGTTATCCTTCATACGGGTCTATCGGTCTCTGTCTACCATAGCTCAACGCGTAAAACTTTTATTGATTCAAATATTATTATCACTACGCCATCAATTATTGCGAATGATATGAGACATGGATTCAATAGGTTCAAGGACGTTGGCCGTATTATCGTAGACGAAGCACACAAATTGAGGAACAACAAGGGGAAAGTTTATCAGAAACTTAGCATATTTTGCGAAAGTGTTCCTTGTAAAGTTTTCTTAACAGGTACTCCGATTTGTAATCAATCAGATGACATCATTTCTATCATTTGTTTATCGAATCTTAAAATCTATAACAAGTTGGAATATTGGAAACACAAAAACTACAAGGTCAAAGGGGTCATATTGAAAAACATCTTGCCTGATATTATGTTGAGGAAAACACAGAGCGATACGATAAGCGAGATGTTACCAAATATCCATCATCAAGATATCATCTTAAAAATATCGGAAGGTGAACAAATGGATACATATAATCATCACGTCAACGATCCAGTCGTATTGCGAAGAATTCTGCGCATGCGACAGAGCCTTAACGATCATCAGCTTGTAGTTCCCGAAGAGAATGTACTTCCTGAAGAGATTTCGATCAAAATAGAAAATATAAAAAAAATTATGGAGAATGTTCCGATAAATGATAAAGTAATTATTTTCTCTAACTTTACATCTGTCCTGTTGGCTCTTATGAAAGTGCTAAATAATGCCGAGATTTATCACGGCGGTCTCAATATGAATGAAAGAGGCAAAGTATTATCAAAATTCAAGGATATGGATTCCAAAAACAAAATCTTATTGATAAATCTACGCGCTGGAGGTTGTGGTCTTAACTTGGTTGAAGCAAATCATGTCATTTTAATGGAACCTTATTGGAATGATAGTGAACAACAGCAAGCTATCAATCGGGTATACAGACTGGGACAGAAGAAAGAGGTATTTGTTTATAGATTAATTATCAGTAATACGATCGAGACTTGGTTGAAAAAACTCCAACAGATGAAAAAGAATATCTCGAATATATTAATCGAGAAGAAGTGCGAGATTAAGGTAGATGACATTGTAAAACAAAAAACAGATCTTTATAACTTATACATGTGCGTGGGCGTATTAGGCTTATCAGATAAAAATGATAAAATCGTTAATACGGTATTGGAACAAATTGAATAATTAACCATGTGAAATGGTATAATAAAAATGTCATAATATATTCGTTGTATGATAAAAAAATGAAAAACTTATTTTTTATATTTATTATCATAAGCTTATGAAATGTTTGCTCTACAAATCAGCAGCTACGAACTCACCAAGAATAATTGGTTGTTGCTGGAAGTAATCGTCAATAACTTCTCTGAAATTGTCGACGGTTACAACGCTACAGCTACTTGGAGAGATGGTTCTTTCTATGCCCCCATTGGTGATTCTGCGAATCTGATGTGGAAAGAAAAAAACACCATTAACGAATGGCAGGAAAAGGTAAATGATGTCCCCGTATGGCCAAAATTTGAAGAAGAAGATGACGCGTATTGGGTCGCTGTTGCGCCTATTAATCCAGTCATCACAGATGGTAAGCAAAAGGTAATGTTTGTCACTAAGAAGTCAGGTATGACAACCAAGGCCAGCAACGCATCCAACAAAACTTCTTACGAGACTCCTGATGCGTCTGACGACGAAGGACGTTTGCCCCATAAGTCTCGTCATAAGACTTCTTATGAGACTCCTGTTGCGTCTGATGACGAAGGATGTTCGTCCCATGGGAGACCGCGATCAACAAATAAGCCCTCTTCTCCTCGTCCCCGTAGGTCAATCAAAACTCCCAAAAGGTTTAACCCAAACCTCAAAAAATAATTAAGTCGTTATTATCATATAAAAAAAGCAAAAAAAACCATGTGGTATTGATTAAAAGGTGTAATCAACACTACTTTTTTTGCTCAACTTGTTAAGAGAAAACCTAGATATTATTACAAAATAATTGAATAATATTACAAAAAATGTAGGATAGATACAATTAGTAATGAATGCCAAGAGTACATATCTGCCTAGATTTTAAATTTTATAAAAATTAAACAAATTATTATTTTTTTGATCTGATATGTACTCAAAACTATGTACACCAAATGATATCATCACAATAACTGATATTATTATAAGTGTGAATAAATTAAGTAGTTGAACAGACTAAGATAGGCAAAATATCAAATTTTTATGTTGGTATAATATAGATAATGGACCTGGCAAAATTTGCTTCTGAAACTATTAAAAATGTGGTATCAGCATCTGGAATGATGGGCGGTGATGGCAAAACCAAATCGCAATATAAAGCTTATTTACAAAATATGAAAGTAGAACGTCTCTATAAAATTGCTAGCAATAAGAACATTCCTACAACTACAAAGCGCGACGGTAAAATTAAAAAAGTTAAAAAAAGCACCATTATCAAAAAATTATTGGATTCTCGCAAGTAAATATATATAAATTACTTGATATTGACGTTATGTCAGTGTATTATGATTTTTTTTAGACAATATTAGATGGCTAATATTATCAACTTTGTAAAAATAGGCGATATAAAAATACATACATAAATATAGTATGAAAGGATTAAATTATAGTAAAGGAATCCATCGGGTTTTAAATCCTTGAAGATTTAAAATGGCACAAATATTTATAACTATAAGATTACAGCTGTTAAATATTATTTACAAAATCATGAAAGTTTAGATGATGTATGTAATATTTTTGATTGTAAGAAGACCTCTTTGAGAAGATGG